ACATTTAGAATGCGCTTGGTATTGTTCTACCATGAACGAACTTCCTCCACACCGATCCTATAGTCAGCTCTCCACTTGGCAATCTTGCCCTCAGAAATACTATCTGAGTAAGGTAGCCATGGTTCCAGAGAAGCCTGCTGTCTATCTCGCTGCAGGTTCTGCCGTTCACTCAATGATTGAATGGTTGAACCATGAACTCTATAAGAAGCAACTTGACAATTGATCAACGTGGTATACCTAGTAATGAGTGTATATCATGTGGATCCAACATCCAAGTTATCCGTGCAGTCTTTCAAGACTATGAGTTGGTTATGTGGTTCCTTGATTCGTTCTGTGCAAACTGTGGGTCACCAATGACAGCACCTACTCCTGTAGATAACCCAGACTTCAAGGAGGATGACAATGGATTTGACAACTAAGTGGCTTGAGGTATTTAATGAGGCTGTCAAGGAAGTCGAAGATAAATCTGGAATTCCCTCGACAGAGTGGAAGACCGCAGGACGTAAGACCACCTCACGTCCTGACGGAGAAGACCTATCGTTTTGGCAAAGTGATGGGCTCAAGCAGGTTGAGGCATATCAGAAATGGTATGACTCATCTGGTTGGAAGATTGCCACTATGCCAGATGGTCGTCCTGGAATTGAATGGGCTGCTGACGTTCACTTCGGAGGAACGCCAGTACGCTTTATTGTAGATGCTATCTACCAAGTAGGGGAAGACTTGGTGATCGTAGATTACAAGACTGGTTCTAGGACACCATTTGGTATGATTCAAGCTGGCTTGTATGCCAGCGGTATAGAGCGTGTGTTTGGCATCCGTCCTAAATGGGGAGCCTTCTTTATGACACGCCAAGGTGCTCTTGATGATTTAATCGATTTATCGCACCTGACTATGGAATATTATGATTATGTTTTTGGAGCAATGAACCATTCGGTATTGAACGGATGGTTCCCACCATCCGTCGGAGATTCCTGCCGTATGTGTTCTTTTCAAGATAAGTGTCCAGCAATGGGCTCACAAGATTTCCCACTAGTAATACCAAACAAGGGAAAAGAAAAGGAGAAGAACTAGATGACTGAGTCTACGTTCTCATATACAGGAAAGCTAAACTCTAGCGACTTGTTTACCGTCCGAGGTAATACAGTTGCTGAGTTCCGAGCTAACCTAACTTCAGCAATTGAAGCAATCGCTGAAGCAACTACACTACAAACCACACTTGGTGGTCGTGGTGGAATGACATCAATGGATAAGGCTGTACAAGCATTGGTTGATGGTGGTTTAAATCCAACACCAGTGTCATCAGATCCTTTGGCTATTGAAGTTGTCAAAGATAAGTACGGCAATGAATGGACATATGGACATCCAGATGCTCCAGACCTACCAGATGGTCGTGGTAAATACGCTAAGAAGAAGGGCGTATCCAAGGCTGGAAAGAATTATGTAGGTTGGTTTGATCCTGCTAAAGGACCAAAGCCATTCAAGCCAGGCGTTACTGAAGCAGAAACTATCTGGAGTAAGTAATTAAATGCGTTCACTATTGCAAGTAGTAGGTGTTGAGTCACCTGCTGGTCATATGTTGCCAGAGGTTTTACCTTCACTAACTGCTGCTCAGGTTACGTTCCGTCAAGCACAACTACATTTAGTATGTGCTCAACCTGGCGGTGGTAAAACACTACTTGCATTGTGGTACGCAATCAGTTCAAAGATTCCTTCATTATATTTTTCAGCCGACTCTGACTCTAGAACAATAGCGACTCGTGCAGGCGCAATAATCATGGAGAGAGAAGTATCCGACGTTGAAAGAATGATGGACTCTGAAGCATCAGTTCTCCTAGAAGATGCACTTGCTGAAGGCGCAGCGCACATTCGATTCAACTTTGATCCAGCACCATCCTTACAGGATATTGAGGAAGAGATTGAAGCTTGGATTGAATTGCACGGCACTGCGCCTACTGCAATCTTTGTAGATAACCTAATGAATGTCGCTGCAGTCAGCGACAACGAGTGGACTGCGTTGCGTGACTGTATGTCAGCATTCCATTATATGGCTCGTGAATACGAGTCGGCATTTATTGTCCTTCACCATGTATCCGAAAATGAAAAGATGTCTAAGCCAAACTATCCAGCACCACGCAAAGCGTTAATGGGTAAGGTTGCAGCCTTGCCTGAATTAGTTCTTAGCGTGGCGTTGGATAGTTCTGCTAATGCATATAGGGTTGCTGTTGTTAAGAATCGTCATGGCAAAGCAGACCCAACTGCAGAGGAATACATTACTCTTGCAGCCGAACCTTCTTACATGATTCTACATAACTCTGCTGCTGATATGAATAGAGCTAAGCACATGAGGGAGTGGAAATGATAGTTGAATTAACTGAAGATGAAATCGTTGCAGGTATTAGATTCATCCATAGAGTTAGACAAAACAAGAAGGAGTTCGATGTTACGGATCGTAAGTTTGATAAAAATAATTCCTCGTATTCCGTTAATCTTATGGGTAGGTTGGGTGAGATATCGGCTGCTCGTGTCCTTGGGTTACAAACAGACGACAGCATTGCGCCGAGCGGTGATAATGGACACGACCTCACGACATTACTGGGAAAGACTATACAGGTTAAGACGTCAACCTTAGACAAATTAATATTTAATGCACCAGAATTATTTGTATCTGACATAGCGGTACTTGTACGTTTCATTGGTGATAAACAATTACCTCATGTAGATAGTCAGTTCGATGTAATGGGTTGGATCGAAAAGGAAACATTCCTTGCAAATCATTACAATCATGACTATGGTTACGGTATCAGATTAGTTATGGATGCTAATCAATTGAAACCGATAGAGGAGTTAGTCAATGAAATATCCCGACTTCACTAATGCTTTGTGTAAAGAAATAGGTATTGAATTTTTCTTTCCTGAAAAGGGGCATGAGCAAGATGCACAAGTTGCGAAGTCGATATGTATTAAGTGTCCAGTTATTAAAGAATGTTTAGAGTGGGGTTTACACCATGAGAGTCATGGTATCTGGGGCGGAACTAACGAAAGACAGAGAAGGGGACTGCGAAAGAAACGTAAGATTAAAGTACATCAACTTCTATCGCAACTATATTATTAATGACAACACCAAGTAAAAGAAAAGGTTCTCAATATGAACGCGACGTAGCCAAGTGGCTAGTCGCTAATGGTTTTCCCTGCGCTGAAAGAGCTTATGGCGCAGGGCGTCACGATGATGTTGGTGACATAGATGGTATCGATGGCGTGGTTATCGAATGCAAGAACGAGAAACGAATAAATATTCCTGGTTACTTATCAGAGTTGTCAGATGAAATGACACACGCTGATGCGGAAACAGGAGTCGTGCTAATCAAAAGGAGAGGCACGTCAAATGCGTCAGAGTCTTATGCAGTTATGCCTGCATGGCTTTGGCTCGATCTGCTAAAACAGGCAGGTTACAATGGACATAGGTAACACTATGAAAAGAGGTAACTATGTGGTTTACAACAGCCATATTAACAGTCGGTTTGGTGTTAGCACCAACTGCAACAGCTGGTTCTCCAGTTCTTACGGAACTCGACAGAGTTCAAGTAATGGAACCAGAACAAGCGGTGGAGTTTGCGATTGCAACAGTAACAACCGACAAGAACGAGGCTCAGTGTGCCAAGAAAATTGCATACAAAGAGAGCCGTTACAGAATAGATGCTCTGAACAAATCATCTGGAGCACGTGGAGTATGGCAACTCATGTGGGGGAAACCTCAATGGGACATACTCAGACAAGCGCAAGAAGCGCACGCATACGTACTACATCGATACGATTCGTGGTGCGGAGCCTACAAGTTTCATCAAGAAAGGAATTGGTATTAAATGAATCAGTCTGAATTTCTTGAAGCAGTCTTTAATCATTATGGTTTAGACCTACCACTAGGTGGGGAGAAATCTATTCATTGCCCAGTGCATGACGATTCTAGAAAATCTGCTTCAGTGAATTCAGACAAGGGCGTCTGGGTATGTTATGCCTGTCAAGGGTCAG